GCAGGTGTAGGCGCAGGTGCACGTACTACTGCTGAAGCAAATTTTGCTAATATTCAAAATATAAGTCCCTTTACGCCATCGGGTGTTGCAGGTACTCAAGCGGTTTCTCCTGCTTTAACAAGTTCTGCTGCTGGCACTGCTGTACCGGGCTCTCTTGGATATAATCCTACTTTGGCCCTAGATGAATTATCAGGTGCAGTTGCTCCTAACTCTGCGGCATATTTAAATACTTCTCCTACAAGTCCTTTTGTAAGTCAAACTCCTGGTTTAAATACAACAACTTTAGGAATAAAAGAAATACCATCTGGACTAGGTCAAGCAACAGCTGGAGGCGGTGGTTACGCAGGGGAATTAGGCGGTTCTTTACAAACTGCTGGAGAAAATTTTAGTACTTTAATGAAAAACCCACTAGATGTTATGGCAGATTATGGTTATGGTAATTCAGCTATGTTAGCAGGGGGTCCATTAATGTCCGGACTAGAACCTTCTGATTTAGGTTATACTGATGCCCCTCTTTATAAAGACCCAGACACAGGTAAATATAGAGGTCCACAAGGTCAACTTAATTTAAGTGATCGTTTTGATACAGGCCTTCGTCTAGTTGCAAAGGGTGGGTACATTGATGGTTATGCTTTAGGTGGCGCTGTTGATGTTAATCCACCAGAAGGCGGTGGCATTTCCGATTTATATAACAGACCCGAAGGTCAAAGATCTACACCTATATCAAGAGATGGATATGGTATAGGACGTCTTAATAGCCTTGCAGGCGAACAATCTATGACTCAAGCTCAAACCTTAGGTTATGCTGATGGTGGTAGTGTTTCTAATTATATGACACCAAATACGCCCCTTTTAAATCAAAGAAATGTTTTTTTAGAAACTATGACAAAAGATAATCCTACCCCTGTTAATTTTGATAGCTATACTGGGAATATAACTCCTAACACTCAGAATGAATTAACCTTGTTTAATACTATAGGAAATTTAAAACCCGAAGCATTAGATTATTTGTCAGAACTACGTAAAAAAGGTAATTTTGGAATGGCTAAAGGCGGCTACTTAGATGGTCAAGGTGATGGCATGTCAGACTCAATACCTGCTACAATAGAAGGCAAACAACCCGCTCGTTTAGCTGACGGTGAATTCGTAGTGCCTGCAGATGTAGTAAGTCATTTAGGTAATGGCTCTTCTAAAGCAGGTTCAAAAAGATTATATGCAATGTTAGATAAAGTAAGACACGCTCGAACAGGAAATAAAAAGCAAGGTAAAGAAATTAATCCTGCTAAATACATGCCTGCATGAAATCGGTACAAATTGTAGCACCTGAATATATTTATACTATATGGGATGTTGTAGAGCCCATGTTAAAAACGGCGTTCATTAATTTTAATAATGCTGATTATGATGTAGAACACATTAAAGTATTAATTATTGAGCAGTATCAGTATTTGTTTGTAGTTGTAGAAGATGAAAAAATTATAGGGGCCTTTACTGTAGAAGTTATTAATTATCCTAATCATCGAGTAGCACATACAACGTCTATGGGCGGTAAAGGGGTGTTTGATAAAGATACTGTAAAGCAATATGAAGATTGGGCAAAACTTCAAGGAGTTACAAAGATTAGAGCTTATGCACAAGATGCGCAAGCTAGGCTTTTTAAAATGAAATTAGGACTTAACGCGGTAACACACGTAGTGGAGAAAACTTTATGATGAATTTATTTAACTGGGTAGATAAGCTTGTAGGCTACTTCACTTTTAATCTTGGTGGCGGAGGCGGCGGCGGTAGTCCTCAACCTACAACTCAAACTTCAGTCTCTACAAATTTACCTGAATATGCAAAGCCATACTATGAAGAGCTTTTAAAACAAGGTGGTAAACAAGTATATTCTACTGATGCCTCAGGTAATGTTACAGGTGTTAAACCTTATGTACCTTATACAGGTGAACGTGTAGCAGGGTTTACACCAGAACAAGAAAGAGTACAAAAAGAAGTAGCGGGTATGACTTCACCAGGTGATTTCGGTGCAGCGTCTAAAGGGTTAGGTACAGGTACTTCCATGGGTTTTGGTACGGCTGGCTTAGGATTAAGTCAAGCATTTGGCTATGCTCCTACAGCTATTTCTGGCGGTACGTTTGATCCTTCCGCAGCGGCATACTATGCTAGTCCTTATCAAACAGGTGTAACAGATATTGCAGTGCGTGAAGCTCGTCGTCAAGGTGATATAGAAAGATCTCGTGGCGCATTAGGCGCTATTCAACGCGGTACATTTGGTGGTGCGCGTCAAGGTTTAATACAAGCTGAACAAGATAGAAATCTAGCACAAAACATAGGGGATATTAGAGCTAAAGGTGCACAGGCTGGATATGAGAATGCACAAAAAATGTTTGAAGCAGATCAAGCTCGTCGTATGAAAGCGGCTGAACTAGGTCAACAAGGACAACAATTTGCTGCAGGTCTTGGTAAAGAGCTTGGTGTTGCAGGTCTACAAACAGGTCTTGAAGGTGCTTCTAAAACAGGTGCGCTAGCAGCGACACAACAAACAGCTGATCTTGAAAGACTTAAAGCACAAGCCGCAAGTGCCGGTGAAAAACAAGCGTTACAACAAGAGATTGATAACCTTAAATATCAACAGTTCCAAGAACAACAAAACTATCAAAAAGCACAGCTTGATTATTTATCTCAAATCCTTAGAGGTAATGCAGCGGCGTTGGGTACAACTCAAGTACAATATGCGCCAGCTCCAAGCCTAGCTTCACAATTAGGTGGCGTAGGTTTAGCCGGGTTAGGACTTTATAATATCTTAGGAAAGAAATAGATGAACATTATTAAACTACAGAATATGTTACGTGGTGTGGCTGATGAGGCACTTATTGGTTATGTTCAAAATCCACAAGGTGAAGTACCTAGCTACCTAGCCCTAAGTGAGTTACAACGTCGTAAAGATACACGCGCTAAATACCAAGCCGAACAAGCCCCCGAAACAAGTGTAGCAGAAGACTTAGGACAAGAAACAATGCCTGACCAAGGCGGTTTAGCGATGCTAGCTGGGCAACCACAAATGCAAATGGAAGATCAGGGTGTAGCGGGTTTAGATACAGGCGATATGTATGATGAAGAAAACTTTGCTGGCGGCGGTATTGTTGCATTTGCGCCGGGAGGCCCTGTATATCCTAATTATTATGCAGGGGATGAAGAAGAAGTTACTTCTCCTATGGAAAGATTTATAAACTATTTAGATATAAGTGGACGAGTTAAAAAATCTGATTTTGGTAAGAGACGTGAAGAGCGTAAGAAAATAGATGAAAAAATTCAAGAAACTATTCCTACACTTATTGGCGGTAAAAGAGGTTTTTTTGATAGGGAAACAAAAGCTGATCAAAGATTATACGATCAAAAAAGAAAAGAGTTAGAAGCTTTAAGAGAGCAATCTCCATTCTTTGCTCCTGAACCAGGGGGCGCTGTATATGATAAAAAAGATGCTATTGATCCTAACATGACATCTTATATAGAGCAAGAAAAACAAAGACAAAAAGAAAAACAAAAAGAAAAACAAAATGTCACTAAAGACTCTGTTAAAACTCAACCTACTCAAACACAAGTAGCTCAAACACAAGCACCACAACAAGCTACTGAATCATATGAAGATGCTTTGCGTAAACGTATGGGTATCTATAAAGAGTTTATGGGTTCTAACGAAGATAGAGATAAACTAAATAAAAAAATAGAAGCTATGGAAGCTCGTGCTGCACGTCAAGAAGAAATGGCGCCGTGGATGGCTCTTACAGAAGCTGGGTTTAAAACTATGCAAGGTACATCTCCGTTTGCATTAGCTAATCTTGGTGCGGGTGCTCAAGCTGGTTTACAATCATATGGTGCTGCTCAAGATAGAATGGCTAACCTAGAAGAAAAACGTTATGCACTTATGAATGAAGCTGCTAAAGCAGATAGAGCTGAAAGACAAGCTGCAATTACATTTGGTGAAAATAGCTATCAACATCAAGCTGCTCTACAACAAAGAGAAAGATTAGGTTTAGCAGAATTAGATCTTAAAAAAGAAGCAAATGATATAACTAAACAAATTGGTTTAGGTAAAATTGCTGCTATGCAAGGTAGAGGCACTGTAGGCAATACAAAAGCTATGGTTGATCAAATACTAAAAATGAATAAAGATCTATATGCAGACCTAGCTATATTTAATAAAATTAAAAATCCTAACGAACAACAAAAAGCTGTAATTAAAAAATTACAAGCAGACATAGCTGCTAATGAAGCTAAAGTTAAATCTTTTTATAATAAGCAAGGATTAGCTAATACAACTTCATCACTAAATCCTGAAGACTTTACTCTAGAGGAATTACCAGGACCATAATGGCACGATATAAATTAACAGGTCCTAACGGTAAACAATATTTATTATCTGGTCCTTCAGGCGCATCAAAAGAAGATTTAGTAAATATACTCGGCACTAAACTAGGCACATCATTAGAAGAACCTTTAGTTACCACTCCTAAAGAAGCACCAGATGCAACGTTTGGTGAAAGCATAAAAGACATAGGTGTCAGTGCATTACAAGGTGTATTAGGTGCTAAAGAAGCTATAACTGGTATCGCTGATATTCCTACTATGGGTATGGCTGGTAAAGGTATAGCCGCAGCTGAAAAAGCTTTATTTGGTGGTACTTCTCAAGAGGGCCGTGAAAAACTTCAAGAATTAAAATCTGCAGAAGCTCAACAAGAAGAAAAAGAAATTGCAGAAACTAAAGGGTTCTTACCTACTGCTAAAGCATACATAGAAAGACCAGGTGCGCTAGCTGGTATGATAACCGAATCTATTCCTACTATGCTAGGTGGTGCAGGTATTGCACGTGGCGCCGTAGGATCAATAGCAAAATTAGCTGGTAAAAAAGCTGCTCCATTAATTGCCGGTGCCGTTGGTGAAGGTGCGGTTACAGCTGGATCTATAGCAGAATCAACAAGACAACAATCTGAATCAGGTTTAATTACTCCAGAACAAGCCGGCGTAGCTACCTTAGGTGGTGCACTTACTGGTGGCCTTGGTATATTTGGTGGTAAGGTTGCACAAAAATTAGGTGTAGCTGATATTGATACTATACTTGCTGGTGGAATAAGTGGCGCTGAAAAGAAAAGTATTTTAAAAGCCGCAGTGCAAGGAGCATTAGTTGAGTCTACCTTTGAAGAACTACCACAATCTATGCAAGAACAGATTATGCAAAACATTAACTTGGGAAGACCGCCTCTTGAAGGAGTAGCAGAAGCAGGTGCAAGTGGTATGTTAGCTGGAGCAGTTATGGGTGGTACCGCAAGTGCTTTGTCTCAAGCTAAAGATAATGCCAAAATAGCAAATCAAAATGATCCCAATCCCCCGCCTACAACAGAAGATGAAACACTAACTGGCGATGTTAATAAACAAGAACCTGCAAAACAAAAACTAGAAGACTTAGATATAGATGATATACTATCTACAGAGGAAAAAATAGATGAACAACTTAAGTCCACAAAACCTAGAAAAGGCGTTCAAGTATCTGGAGGACCCGAAGGCGGAGTTGCCGGAGTCGTTGAAGGAGCTGACGGATCTGGAGTGGTTCGCGATAGAGTTGATACTAAACCAGCTGATGTTGGAGCGGGAACACAGCAACCTGCACTAACAAAAGAGTCTATATTAGGAGATATGGATGCAGAAGGTTTGCAGTTTAAAAATACTACTCAAGTCAGAAACTATTTAAAATCAAAAGTAAATAAATCTACACTTGCTCAGTTAGAACTAGAAACTCCTACACTTGTTAAAGACTTATTCGATCAGCGTAATAAATCCTTAAAAGAAAAACTTAAAGCACAAAAATCTGTGGAAGAAGCAGAAGAGGTTAAGTCACGCCTATTAAAACTTGAAGAAGCTAATAAGCAAGCTATTGCTAAAAATGAACAAGAGCTTAGTCAAGAACAATATGATGCATTACATCCTTACTTAAAAACTAAATCTAGTTATGGTAAAGAAGCACCTCTTACATTAGAGCGTGGTATAGATTCTGTAGCTGCAGAAGAAGCATTCATTAAGAAAGACTTAAGAGATGTAGAAGGATTTGAAGCAGAGCTTACTCGTATGGCTCAAGAAAAAACTCAAGAAGCTCAAACGGCTCGTAAAGCTACAATTGATAAGTTAATGAAAACTGAAAGACTTAACCAACGACAAGCTGAAAGACGCGTAGGTAATTATAAATCTAAACAATATAACTTCACTAAAGATAGACCTTACGACTTTTTAACTGAAGGTGAGTTTTTATCTTTGCAAGAAAAATATGATAACAAAAAAGCTCCTACTCCTGCTCAAATTAAAGAAGCTCAAGTCCGTCAAGATTTTATAAATAATTTAACTCCTGAACAACAAGCATCAGTTCAACAAAAAATACAAGACAACCTAGCTAACGAACAACTCCTTGCTAAAAAAGCACTTATTAAAGAGCGCGGTCAAAAAGGTCCACAAGGTACAGAGATTACTCCTGAAGAAGTAGAAACAGCGGGTGAGTTTATTAATGAGTTTAGTTACCAAAACCTAGGTAAGTTCTTAGCAGATAGAGTTAAACAGTTAAAGGGTAATGTAAATATTATTTATGGTAAGGTGCCCGGTAATAAACCTGGTATGTTTGACCCATCTACTAATACTATAACTATTGATAGAAATAATTTTGGTGATAGACATGAAGGACAGATAGTTACCCATGAGTTAATGCACTACATGATGGACCACATTATTGATAATCGTAATGTGCCTGGATTCTTAAGTAATGAACAAAAAGCTGCATTAAATAGATTAGAAAACCTACGTAAAGAAACAGTAAATAAATTCGGTAAAACATTTACCATACCTAACCTAAAAGAATTTGTTGCAGAAGCATTTACAAACAGAGACTTCCAACAAGCCCTAGCTAGCCTTGAGCCTCCACCAGGTAAAATATATCAAAAAGCTAAGGGGTTAGCACGTCGTATTGCTCAAGCTATACTAGATTCATTAGGTCTTAAAGGACTTAAACCTGTTGTATTGGAAGAGACATTAGACCTTATTGAAAGTATTATTACAGACCAAAACTATCAACTGCCTGACATTCAAAAAGGTGTTACAGGTAAAGGCATTTCATTTGCGCCAAAACAAGCAGGTGCGCCTAAGATGTATGATAGAGAAAAACGATTAGAAAGATTAACTGTATCTGAATACCATAGACCTACTACAGTAGAAACTATTAATAAAACTCTTATAGGTGAAAAAGCTAGGGATCAACTTATTACTCGTTTCCAAAATAGTAGATATGCAATTAAGAAGTGGCAACAAGATTTAACTAAGGCAAAGAAGATTACTGTAGGTGGACCTAATTTTACTAATATCTATGATCAAATTTCTTTAGCATTTGGTGAAGCTGACTTTAGAAATAAAGAATACTTGATGGCTCCTGTTCAAAAATTACAGAACTTAATTAATCAATATGCAAAAGCTGTAAATAAATCTGTTGGCGCTGCACTTGCTGAGTTACATGAATATGCTGAAGCCTTACATGAACCTGAACGTAGACATGTTAAGTTTTTAAAGACAGTACCGTTAAGCGTTAACAAAAATTTAGTTGATAGAAATGGTAATCCTACTAGCGCAGCTGATGAAAGAGAAAAGATATTAAGAGCTATAGCTACTACTAACAGTTTGTCTGATAATCAAATACAAGCATTGCGTAATAAACTAGAAGACCTTGTGGCTAAGTATAAAGACCCAGCTGGTGAAGGTGCATATAAATCTATTGATGAACAAAGTGCCGATTACAACGTAACTGCTGAGTTAAATTCACAAGATGTCCAACAAATATTAGCTATATATAATAAAAGCCCTAATAAAAAATTATTAGACGAAGTTATTGCGGCACTTAAACCTATACAAGATGCAACCATAGAACTAAATAAACAAGGTAACTATTGGTCTAACTCTACAGATAATATTAAACGGTTCTACAATTGGCAGCACTATATACCATTAAAAGGAAGACCAGCAAGTAAGATGCCTAATAACGTAGCAGACTTAGAATTAGATGATAAACGTTTAAGTGCTGAGTTAAAAGATTCACCTTATGCATTTGAGGGTAGATTAACTGAGGCTGAAGATCCTATTATACAAACAATGGTTGAAGGCGCGTTGGCTGCTGCAAGGGCTGGTAGAAAAGGTTTAACTCAATCTATTAAAAATGCAGTGAATCAAAAAATAATTGATGGTGATATTGTAGCTAGTTATACTGCAGGAGAAATATACAAAGGGTTAGATGACAAAGCTAAAAATTTAATTAATCAACGTAGCTCTATTGTGCACCATAATGAAGATGGTTCTATGGACGTAATTCGTATTAAAGATCCAGCACTATTAGAATCTATACGCCGTACATATAAAGATTCACATCCTATGCTAGATATGGTTAATAGATTTACTAGTCTAATAGGTCAGTCTCATACCCGTTATAACCCTGCGTTCCCCGTACTTAACTTTGTACGTGATACATTAACTAATGCGTTTGTGATGGCTATTGATATTGGTCCTGTAGAGGCATTTAAATATATAGGCGCTGTGAGTGCTCAAGTCGCTAATGGCGGTTTATTTAAAGCTAATAAAGTGGCAAGGCTATATGCTAAAGGCGATATACAAGGTTTAAGACAGTTAGCTAAAAAAGACCCATACTCAGCGGATATGATTGACTATATTGAGCAAGGCGGTCTTGTATCTATTGTGCAAGGTTTATCTGTTAAGAGTCAATTAGGTCAATTATATAAAGAATTAAATCAAAGTAAGATTTTAAAGGTTAAAGAGCAAATAGACCCATTCTTTGATGGTTGGGTGTCTACATTTGAATTAGCCGCAAGATCAGCAGCATATAGAATAGCTAAATCAGATGCTGAAGCAAGGGGTATTAAGGGTGATGCGGCTAAAGAAGCAGGGGCTGTATTTGCAAAACAATTAGCTAACTTTGAAGAGGTTGGTGAGTGGGGTAAAACATTAGGTGCACTATTTGTATTCTTCCGTCCGTCTGCTACAGGCGCTGTTCGTGCTTTTGAATCTATTGGTCCTATGTTAAGAAGTTGGGAGTCAGTAAAGAAATCATTACCAGATACTATTACTAAAGATCCTAAAGCATTAGCTGAATATGAAGTTAATTGGAGAAGACAAAGTAGAACGGCTGCAACGGTTGTACTATCCTTATTAGGCGCTGGTGCTACTATATACTTAATGTCCGCGGGTTTAGCTGATGATGACGATGAAGGTCGTAATAAGATTATTAATGATGACTTATCTCGTTGGACTCGATTTGCACGATTTGATATTGGTGAAGATAAAGTAGTACAGATACCGTGGGGCTTTGGTCTTGGTGGTTTTATGGCTGCAGGGGCTCAAATAGCAGGGGCTATGTCTTCTAAAACAAATGACTTAGCAGATATATTTAGTAATGTTATTAATATTGGTTTAGATTCTTTTGTACCGTTACCTGTATCTAGAATTAATATGGTTGATAACCCTTCAGCATTTGTATTGGATTCTGTAACACCATCGATAGCTAGACCTTTCTTTGAATATGCTATGAATATGAACGCATTCGGCCAAGAAATTTATAACAACAGACAATCAAGATTTGGTAATGCGTATACAGGTGGAGATAATATTCCCGATGCATACAAAGATGCAGCTAGATTCATGGCAGATAATTGGGGTGTAGATGCAAGTCCTAATTCATTATATTTCTTTGCTAACAATTATATGGATGGCCTAACTAGAATTATGCATAACGGATATGGTCTAGGCTTAACTCTTGCAGGTCAAAAAGATTTTGATGCTAAACGTGATTTATTTATTCTAGAAAGTTTTATTAGTACTAAATCTAACGTAGACCAAAGAGAATTTTCTAAGATGGAAGATAGTGTTAGAGAGAAAGAACGCTTGTTAAAAATGTTTAAAACTAACCCTGAAAAATACGCAGACTACTTTTCAGAACACCCGTTTGATGCATCTCTTGTAAAAATGTATAATCAGCAAGTAAATGGAAGATTGAATGATCTAAGAGAAAGAGCTAATAAAATAAGAAGAATGCCAGGTCTTAGCCCTAAAGATAGAAAGTCTTTACTTGAACCTATTAAAGAAGAACAAAACATCATTAAACGTCAGATTACATATAACGTAAACATGATAGATGAAATAGAATCTAACTAACTCGCCAAGCTCTAACGCCTAAGTGATTTTCTTTTTGCGTTATATATACTCTAATACCTATCTTAGCTTTCTTAGCACCTGCCTCTATAGCATATACCATTTGGGCTGTTTCCATAGTAGGCACAAAAAAACTTTCTCCTATACTCATATATTCAAATGGAAATATCCATTCAGGTTCTTGTAGCTCACTCATCTGTAGTTTTTGTTAATTCCGATATTTTTAAATTTTTAAAACAGTAACAATACATATTCCATTCAGGAGTCGCTGCCATTTTATCCCAGTAAGTTGTCATACGAGTCTTTTTAATTTCATAATCTATATTATTAGTTTTTAATTGTTTTTTAAATGCATTTATGTTGGATACCTTAGCTTCTGTTTTAAGATATGTTTCAAGTATGCCTGTAGGAATGCATATCATATTTTTATCATTATCAACCCTAATAACTAAACTGCCTCTAGGTTCTTCATATACTTTTTCATTTTTAATAGTTAATATGTTTTGAACATTCTTAAGAATAAATGTACCTATAATACTTTCACAATCTATACTATTAATCTTAGCGTTCTCATTTTTGTTAGCTAACATTTTTTCAACTATAACTGTATAAATTCTTTCTAAAGGTAGTTCATCTGTTATGCCATACTCATTACATATTTCTCCGGCACCAAAACATAGACCAATAGCCATGTGATGAAACCGTTCTGCTGGGTCCCAACCCACATCTTTAACGTATCTATCAATCCATTTTTGAAATCTAGGACCTAATTTTTGATCCTCATCATTTGGGTCTTTAAACACCTCTCCTTTGACTTCTAAATCATAGATAGCTTGAATATATTTAGACCCTGCATGGCCATGGTGATTTAACATAACACTAAAAGTTCTTTTACCAAACAAATCGTTTTCTTGTAATGGTGCAGGTTGTCCAATATCAAACTCTACTATTCGAGCAAATTCACCGTTTGGGTCTGAGTTTGTATCTTTTAGTTTTTGATATATAGAACTATTTGATGTCCATAAAGCCATAAGTTTAGATGAAGATTCTATAGTTCTTATAGCATTAGTAGATCCCTGAGCTTTATATTTTGTTTTACCACTAGACACCATGTGAACCATAGGAGACACTTGATCTATAGGTAGGTTAGTTACTTCGTCTATAGTAAAAGGCAAGTTACCTAATGCTGACATAATAATTTGTAGTGCATTAACTGTAGCTCCGCCTCCCGCAGTGGATTTAGAATTACCTTTGACATACATTTTTTCAGGATCACCCCAAGGAGAATTAGCTGCAAACATAACGCCTGTCTTACCCGCACCAGCTTCACCTGATAAACATATAACAACACCATTTAAATCTGTGTAAGCAACTAAAGGAGAAGCAAAGCCAACTAGCATAGCAAATGCGTGCACTTCCATGCCTGGTGTATTAAAGTTTTTAACAGCTTTTTTCCACATATCAAAACTACCTTTAGGTGTCATAAAAAGACCATAATCTTTTGTTTGTGGAGAGTAGGCTATTGGGTTAATTGACCCGTCTCTCATATATTCTCTACTACCTATTACAAAAGAAGTTCTCTCATCATCTGTCCAACCAAAATGCGTACGCATAATATCAGATCGACCCCTATTTCTTAAATACCCACCCCATTTAATTATACATTCCATAAAGTGCACCACATTCTTTCTTTCAACAGTTATTGATTTTCTAGCAAAAGCATCCATAAGTTTATCAGCGGAGTACATATGAGCTAAAGGAAACGTAAATTCTATAGGTTCATCGTGAGGAAACTTAGCTCTTATTACCATTGAGTCACCTGGTCCGTCATCACCTATACATTTTATCTTTTTAATAGCTTTGAATTCTACTTCACAGATTACGATAGGAGGAGACTTAATAACTTCTCCTGTTTTTGCATCAAACTTACCTGCTACTTCCATAAAGATACCTTTACCTGGTACATTGAAGAATGGTAGCATTTGTGGGGGGTAAGTATAATTATTGTCATCATCTATCATAACCTCAGTAGACCCTACTTCAACTACTAATTTTTCTTCTACCTCTTGCCCGTCTTCTACTTCAACACTTACTACAGCAGGGACAATAGGAATAGTACGTAGTCTTCTACCAAAATATAAAGGATTAGATATTTGACCTCGTTTAATACATCCTTCACACCCATCAGGATTAGCATTTTCAAACGACGTACATGGGTGTACACCACCAAACGAAGCTGCTTTTAATACAGTAGCTTCACGATTATAGTTAGGAGCTTTTTCAGATATAGTATGAATAGCTGTTTCAGAATCAACACAACGGCTAGCTACCGTCAGGCAAGCAGTCCATAAATCATAATCTACTTTGTTTTGATTTTCATAGGCATACTTAATTTGCTGACATCCTATGCCTCTAATACTTTCGTCTAATAGTTGTTCAAAACTATTTTCATATGGGCTACCACCTTGTGCTTCTCGTTCCTCTTGTGACAGACCTTTTTTAGCTTCTTTTAATATAGCTTCTATTGATAGGTCAACGGGACTTATACCATCTAAAAATTCTTTAAATTCATCAAATACATATGTAGGTAATTCTTTGCTTAGAACTTGAGACATAGCAGGGGGATCAGCTTTCCAGTTCATGCAATTAGGCGTACGAGTGGCGCGAGCTGCATCAGCAGTTACATTAACATCTATCTTTAATTCGTTATCTAAACAAAACTTTTTAAATGTTTCTGAGTATAGCTTCCATTGTTCTATCTCAATGTCTCTATCAAAAGCCCACCATGCCCACATGCCGCGGCCAGAATCAAATCTAATAGGTTCAGGTAATCCTGTTTTTGCAAGGAAACTATTTAGTGCGTTTTCAGCTTCTTCTTTAGATGTATATTTTTTACCCTCAGTATCACTTGGGTCTACATCCAAATCAATAAATAGTGATCTAGAATATACGGCTTCTTGTTTACCGCGTTTCCAACCTTTGTATGTACTATGAGATACATAAATACTAACTCGTGATTGTTTGTGTATTTCAATCTGAGGCTCTAACTCAGCTATAGTTTCTACATAGTAATGTTTCGTTGTACCTTCTTTAGGCTCAATGGTAATAATGCAATATACACCTTTTGAGGGAAGCACCTTATTATAAAATTCTGTTATGCTTATCATACGAATGCTTTCTATTTTTAGAGACAACACTGCCCCACCACATATAATATGTGTTTTTAAAATTAACTACCGCGAAATTCTATTTTACTACTAAATCTCTATTGAATCCAAATATTGTTTTGCATAGCTCAGGCCAGAGACAGGTAATTTATTTTCATTAAACCCCTTGTCAAGTTCTTGCATAAATGATTCAACTTTTACTTTATTTATTTTTCTAATGTATTGACCCCTAAACCAACTATGTATCGTATAGCGTGATACACCTAGCTTACGTGCAATATATAGCGTAGGCAGCTTTGCTTTGACACATAGTTTGGCTAACTGAACCCCAAGGTTATCAGGGTTCAAAGTACTTAATGTAGCTAAAAAATCTGGACTATAGGGTCTAGCCATTATGATTTAACCGACCATTTCTTCATCACTTCGCTAGCATTGTTTACTGGCTGAGGTGCAGGTTGGCTTGATGGTCTTAGTACAGGTTCAGATACATCTACATCAGATTTTATATCTACTGGTGTTGGAGCTGCAGTTACTTGTACTTCGCTAGATGTTTCATCTGTTTGATATACAGTTAACTTAACAGCACTTTCCGCTGCAGAAGACTTACCTTGTCTTTGTAGTACTTCTAAGTCGTTTGCATTAACAGCAGCTGCTGGGCTAAATAAAACTTTAGGTGTAGAAGCTTTAGCATCAAACTGCATACGAGTTACTACACGACCAGCACTAACATTATTGTTAGCTAAAAGTTGAACATAAGGTCTGAATGGATACTTACCGCCTTCTTCCTTACCGAAACATGATGTAGCAGGTAAAACTAATTGCATAACATCACCAGCAGGGTCATTAGGTAATACAACAGCCATTCTCCATGATAGACGACATGCGGTGCCTGTACCATTAGCCCCTGAATTTTTAGCGCTAAATTGGCATGTATCACATGTTTTAGATTGCGGTGTTTTTACATCAATATCAGGTACACGAGAATCACTAGACCAGCATGTAGGACTAATCTTCTCACCTTCCTTGTATGATTGTGCATAAAAAGTTCTTGATGCGGTATGTGCCATCTTAACAATTACGACGTCCATGTAATTATTTTCTGAAACACTTACTTCTTTACCACCAACTACTTTTCTAAATGCTTTACCACGAATTGAAATACGTTTGCTACCTTGATTAATGGCACCACCAGCAACGGCTAAGGTATCTTCATCTAGCCCTGTTTGGATTAATGCGCCACTATTCTGTAATATTACTGATAATTCATTACTCATTATATTCTCCACTAATTTGACTTGCTTGTTGGTTTGCGTACAGTTATTGAGACTTCTCTCAACGTGCTGATACCAGGGGGTAGGCCCTCATCTTGACGGGTACTCATAAACTCTTTGAAATTGGTCTGACTAATACGTTGTTGCAAGAGATCGAGTGCGTTGTTTTCCACAACGTATTGCTTAAAGTTATCCCAGTCGCCACAAGTATATGTTTCTTTCAAAGACTTAATGATAGTCCCACTCCCTGTACGTATGCTATCAGCATTTATTGCATTGCAGGCTACTAACATTGCCTGTTCCAGCTGTTCTAGGTCAGCCTTTAATTCAGCATCCCTAATTTCCCACTGGTTCTTCAGTGTATTCCTCTCTGTTCTAATTGTCAAGTACGTTGTAACTAAATCATCTAACTTCATATCTTCACTCATGTTTCTAACTCCTCTTTATATAAATCAACTAGTTTACTGTGCATATCTACTTTACCTTGTAACATGTTGTACATCTTTCTTTCAATATCTGAACCTTGTAAATGAACCACCGTCATCTTATTCTTTTGACCTACTCTATCCATACGGGCTACACATTGTAAATAAGTTTCTACAGAAAGTACAGGACTCCAAAACACAACTGTATTTGCTGCAGTTAGCGTAACACCATGTGATGCAGCTTGAGGTTGAATGACTAAAGTTTTAGGACTCTCGCTTGTTTGAAATCTACCTATAATTGCAGCTCGTTCGGTAGCAGATACTGATCCATTAATTATTTCATTAGTGATACCGTTCTTGTTAAGATACCTTGACACTACTTCAATTGTATGTCTGTATGGTATAAAGATAATTGTCTTATGTTCTGTTTCGTCTAGCACCTCTTGTAAAGCCGCTAAGCGTGGAGATATATCAAACTCAACAACTTCTTTCTTATCTGTATACACTGCACCGCCTGATATTTGTAAAAGTTTATTAACATTAGCTGCGGCGTTTACTGCAGTAACTTGTTCTCCAGCTGCCTCTATTAACATTTCATTTTTTAATAGCTTATAATATTTATCTACTTGTGGTGTAAGTGGTATGTCTCTTGTTTGATACATGACATCAGGTAAATCTAAACAGTCTGCTTTTGCGTATCGAATAGAAGGTTGTAGGGCTTTATATATTTCATCTTTAGCATTACGTTTAGGTACCCATTTAAATCTAGATACTTGGTACATAACTTTGTCACGCCAACCTGCTGTTACTTTAGGTACTCGATTAGGACATACAAGTCTAGCTAGCCCATATGCATCTAGTGGTGATTGAGCTGCTGGTGTTCCTGTTAACATCCATAATCTTGTTGATGGTTTTAATATCTTAGTTAATGTCTTCCATCGTGTTGTTGAAATAGTTTTATACGCATTAGCTTCATCAATTACCACTAAATCAAACCCTGCTTTTTCTATGGCATCTCTAACAACTGCTACACCGTCGTAATTAATAATTACAAACTCATACTCACCATTAATAATTTTTGTTCTTTTATCTGCTGTTCCATGAGCTACTGCTGAGGTTCTATGCATACATGTATTAAAGACGTCGCCCTGCCATGCTGAATACATGATTGACAAAGGACATATGATAAGCACTCGTTTAATTTCTTTTTGATTCATTAAGTAATCAGCTGCCCATAACACAGAAGAAGTCTTGCCTGTGCCTGCCTCATTAAAACAAAAAGCTTTACGATTGATAGATAGAAATTCTGCAGTAGTTTTTTGGTGATTAAATGGTTCGTAGAGACCTGGCCATTTATAGTCCCTAACCATAGGTGAAGGTAAATAGTTTCGGAAGGATATTAATTGGTTAAGTCTAGTCATTTCATCTAAACCCCAATAGACTAGAACGTCAGCAAGATTACCTTTTCTTTCTAGCACCTCACTCTTTTGTATGTTATCTGTGATGTGAGAAACGATGTGTTCAGGAACTGTAAGTTTTACTGCTTGGTTATCTAAGATTTCCATTATATCCTTAACTAAATTAACTAAGCCTATACAGGCTTTACAATACTTCTATCTAACTATTTTACTCTGCTGAGTATATATGTCAACTATTTTTTCTTACGTTCTTTTTTACTTACTTCGGAAATTAAATTACCTTGAGAGTCTCTTTTGAATGAACGGTTTTTAGATGCACTTTGAATGCGTAATCCGTTCTTGTTTGAACCGCCTTTATCGAGAGCTTTAACATGAGCTACGTCTTTGCCTTCTCGCATATCAGCCTTGCCATTACCATTTAAATCCTTACCATTTTTATCAATAGAACGACGACCACGCTGACGTTCCATACGACGTTCGTGTTCACCACGAGCTTTTTGTTGGTCGTATTCTTTCTTATAAGGTCTGGGTTTATTTACGTAAGGCATGGCGTTATTATATCTTAGGTCTTGTTAAACTCGCAAGTCTTTACTGGACAGAATTTGCATAGTGGCGTAGGGTTTGGAAGCCATGTATTAGTGTCATAAGAATTCTCTAGCCGAGTTAAAGGCACTTTAAAAGCATCCCAAGATTTATCCATATCATCCCTATGATATTCCTCAGGCATAAAGTTATTGTGCATTAAAAATAGAAGCCCTGCTTTAACCTTTTTTACGTGAGGGAAGTGAGCAAACGTCATAAGCGACATCAGTCTTAATTGTTTTAGGTCAGGGTATTTATCGCTTCCAGTTTTATAATCTATAATGAAGGCATAGTCATCGTCAACAATAACCATGTCGGCAATGCCTCTTACCCATCTTTCTTCTGCGCCAAATGTGCATGGTGATTTTTCTTTAGTAAGTGCCATTCTATGTTCTGGAAGTTTGTCTCCTGGAATAGCTATTACATCATCTACTAAAGGTTTAAATCGTTGATAGTTTTTAGGAAGCTCTTTACCATCTTTAACATAGTGTTCTAATGCACTATGCACTTGATTACCATAAATCATAGCCTGCGACGGTATTTGAGTATAGTTTTTAGCAACAGTTAATTCGTAGTATTGTTTAGGGCAGTTTTGATATTGCTTGAGTGATGAGAACGACCACGTATAATTAGCCATTAGTATTCTTTCTTTTGGACTTCGCCTGTTGATTTATTAAGTTCATACTCTGCTAGTACTTCAGGATTCTCTAGCATTTTTTCTACCATTTCTTCGTGAGGTATGGGTTCTTTCTTTCTAAATATCTTATCAAAGTTTTCTTCAAACATATCACTTGCAGGTTTTGACCTAATAAAATCTCCAGTCACATCATTTCTTGCTGTTTTATCACTCATAATTATTCCTTATATTAACTAATACATCTTCAAATTTTAACTCGTGTTTTTCTTTTGCAAACTCAATACTTAATAAATATCTTGTAGTTTCAAAATTATACACTGTATGATCTACTTGTGTATTAAAAATATAATAGGTATTAAGTTTATAAGGAAGTTCTTCTATCTTAAATACTTCTTCGTCTCTGTCAGGACTAAATACACAAAAACTTCTTGCGTTAGGGGTCAATAGCATATTAATACCAACCCCACGTCTTGTGTCTGTATGCCAATCATAGCAAGTATATGGGTCTAATCTAAGAATACCTGCAATAAAGTCATACCTTTTAACTAGCCATTTAAAAAAGTCATCTTTAAATAAAATTTCAGGAGGGACAAGTTTAGCTTTAAAATTAAAATAATCTACCCACTCACTAGAAGAAAATGCAAAGTCTTGTAACTGTTTATATATTGTAGACTTTTTATTTATCTCATAATATGGTTTCATTAACAGTCTCCATAACTTTTACCATATTTAGCTTCACATGTAATAGGTAAGTCTTTTCCCCATGACGGTGGTGTAGACATTATGTCGGTAATATATTTTAAGGCATTATCTTTATCTGCTTCTTCGGCAATGCATACAATAGCATCATGCACAGTTAACACAGGTTTATACTTGTCATTAATTACTATCATTTGCTCACCTATGATAATTCTTGCTAATGCTTGCACTACATTTTCTACAACTGAACCACCCCATATAGATATATAACCTTTACGAGATTTATATACATACTTAGTTTGACCATCTTCTTTTTCCATTTTAAGCTCTGGGTATTTAATATATAATCCGTTAGGTAATTGAATGCCTTCTTGGGTTACAAGTAAACATTTATGCTCGCCTAAATAATAAGGTTTTGATTTATCATTCCAACAAGCTATATCTTTTAAAGCTTTGTCACACGCTTCCCATAACTTAATTACTTTATCATTAACCTTTCTATAAACTTTAACAAGTCTTTGACATTCTTGGTCATCTAAGACAGCACCAGGAGGTTGAGTCTTTAATGTATGTTGTAGCTTACTCCACCCAGTCCCGTAGCCTAAGCCTAGTGTGCAAGTTTTTCCTACAAATCGTTCTGTAGCGTCGGCTTTAGTAATAGGTCTATCATATACGGTTGATGCAAACTCACAATAAACATCTCGCCCTTCTCTATACCATTCAACAACATCGGTCTGCCCTGCTAACCATACAAGTATCCGAGCTTCAATTTGAGATGAGTCGCAGTTAATGACTACGTTACCTAGCGGTGCTTCTACTGCGTTCTTTAATGCTTTCTTTTTCTTGTCCCTTGAAGGTAAGTTTTGGAAGTTTACTTTTTCTGACCCTGCCCATCGCCCTGTATGAGCACCGTAATACTTTAGTGGTATAGGAAGCTTGCCCTTATTACGAGAAGCAATATTTAAAAATCTTTCTATACGTGATTCTTCTATAGTTGATTTGGTACCTAGACGAACAGCGCATAGTTCTTGAATAAATGAGTCTTCATGTTCTGTTAATGCTATAAAACCCTCATCGTTTTTAGCTAACGCAAATGTTTCTTTGCCTGTTGTAACAGATATTTTTAATGGAGGTTCTACACCAAACTCCTTTAGTAATTCTGCAAATTTTTTATTAGAAGCTAATCTTTTACGAACACATTCAGCCGTATCACAATTTAATCTTTCCATTAATGCACTTAATAATTCATCTTTTTCTTTTTGTATATCTTCTAATCTACTTGACAAAAGTGCGTCGTCTAAACACAATCTTGGTTGAGTATACATACGGATAGTAATATCAATTAGCTTTAGTTCGTTCGCTGGAAAGTCTTGAGCTAATACATTGTAGAGTTTATAGGTGAGGTTCACATCGTTCTTACAATACTCACCATATTGTTTTAAATCTTCTGCGGTAAAATCTTCTACTCGTTTACCTTTAGCATCAACAACTTCCGTACCTTTTCTACCTAACTGATACCGTTCAACAAGAGCCGCGAGAGAGCCACCCACATCCACACCATGCTTAGCACGAGCCATGCCAAGAGTATCAAGATAAATAAATGGAACAATGTTAAAAATAAACGAGAGAATAGCACCATCGAATTGTGTATTATGACAAAGTAAGATGGCTTCGTTCCAATCAATCTCCATAAGTTTAGTTTTAATATGGTTATGCGTGCCTGTAATAAATTCAGTTTCTCGGTCGTCAATCTTAACACCCACTCCAATAACTTGAAATTTTTCATCGCGTATGTATTCCTCTGTGGTTAGGTTTGATAGACTAAAACCTTGTTCATAAAAGGTTTCAAAGTCAAGTGTGATTAAGTTCATGTATTTGGTGGGCTACTCACGGTTTATATAATTGCAAAAATACCATCACGAATTTACACATATAAATAAAGTGCTTTCGCCCATATTCTTTTATAAGGTTGATAATAGTAACAGAATAGCTATCACTATGGCAAACATTATTTTGCTATTTCGGTCTTCTTTCTTTTCAAATTCATCTCGTACATATGGCGCACCCCACGCCTCTCTTGCACTACGTGGTGTAGGCTTATCAAGGGTGTCAGGCTGAAAGAATCTCCAACCTTTCTTTGCGTTTTTAGCAAATACTCTACGTTGCCAGTCTTCAAATTCTCTTATTGCTACTCTCGCTTCAGGATTAAAGTTATTTAATTTTGCGTTTTGCACAATCTTTCTCCTCTTATTTTGCGTATTTTTCAAATTCATTACGGCACTCAATCGAACACCAACGGCGGTCATCTTTGACTGGGGTTTCACACCATATACACTTCCCTGTTTGATTAGAAGGTTTTTTGATTTTATCGTGCGCATTTTTTACTCCCATGTCAATCATGTGTTGCATTAAATCATTGGCTACGTCGGCATCATCACTCATCTTACAAATTCTTTGTCTCTTGATTGAATATAAAAATACTTACGCCACACTCCACCCTTAGGTTGTGCTTTCGGTAAACTAATTAATCCTTGCTTATCTAGTTCTCTAATTCTTTGGTGATTACCATGTGCGTGTAATATAATATGGTTTCTCCCTGCATTTGGGTGGTCTTCCATATATTGATTAACGATTGCAATAAGTTCTTCATCGGTTTTTCTTCTGTAATCTTGCGACATTTAAAACAAACACTCCCCTACTAATTCAAACAAGTCTTCTTTAACTTCTTTTGGTTTATCTAGTTTAACTACTTTAACATCAGGATTGTTTTCTGTAAACCACTTAGCTTCCTTGACAGACCAGCGATGTTTACGTATAACCTCTCCCTCGTCATCTATAATTGCATAGCTAAATGGAACCATTTTTTCTTTTTATTTCTTGCATAATCTTAGCTTTCTTTTTACCTTCTTCGGCTTTAGCTAATGCTTCTTCTAATTGTTTAATAGTATATGCTTTGTATCTCGGTCTACCATTATGAGTAAGCATGGGGTTTGCATGTCGTTTACTTTTGTGTATCTGTTGCGTTGCCATTTAAAAACTCCTTTGTTCAAAACATTGAAGGTGTGACTTTACATAAAAGTTTGGCTTGACTTCTTCATAGAGTTCACCTTGTATGCACTTTAAGTTCATACTATATTTCTTTTGCACGTGAATAGATTGCATGACTGCCCATGTTAAACAACAGCCGATAATAAATCCTACTACTGCAAATCCTGTACCTTCATATTTACTATTCATTATCCTCTCCTATATTGTCTATAAACTCTACACATCTTATTACCTTTAATTACATTATATAAATTACATCTTATAGCAGGTTTGTTTTGTGATATTAAATATTGTTCACCTACGACTTGCACGCCTGCTTGAGTAGCAACGCTTGTAGCGACAGTTGCACACCCTATATTAAAGACCGTTATTAGCATCAATAAGACGTTGCGTAGATTCACGATAGCTTTTAATTCCTGTAATTTTTTCAGCTTTTTCTTCACACTTATATAATGGTGTTATTACTATGTTATGTTTTTTCGTTGGCAAGTCTTTTATCCATGATAGTTCTTTCGGTCTTGTTTGCATGATGCTTGACCACACGAGGTTTCCGTGACTATTGAATTCTTCGATTGCCCATGCGTATGGGTCTTTCATTTTTGTCTCCTAGTAGAATACATGGTTGTTTATTATAACACGTGGTTTCATTCCCCACTGATTGTTTAATGCGATGTTGTGAAAATTTGTTGCGCCTTTAGAATAATCTCTTGCTTTTAAATGCAATATCTCATATGCAATTTTGTAGTATGATGTATTCTTTAACGCCTGTGGCGATGGTGGTTTTAGTTTACCATACCATGAGAATTGATAGGGCTTTTTCATTTCAATACATACGTTCTCAGGTTTGAAATCGGCACGTCGGTATAATACATAACCTACGGCAATCTGCCCTGTGATGCTTTCTCCCCTTGCTTCCATAAAAATAGTTTGTGCGAGACACGCCAATGCTTGGTCTATCATAGCAACCTCCTTAAATAAGAAACCAGTTACCTAGCTTACTTCTTTAGATTATTTAATTTTGGATAAAAAGTTTTTGAGTTCTGTTGAATACCAAACAATCTTACCTGCGTCTTCAGCAGGGTTACCTTTAAGACCGATTCGGCTTGTGTATTTGAGAATGTTACCTCTGAGATAGCCAATGTATTCTTCACCTGACATCTTGGCTCTGATGTAGTCTATTGTTTCAATACCACCGTTGGTATAATGTGGTGGGTGGTTTACCATATCTACTGTGTTTTCTGTCATATAATCTCCTTTACCAGAGTTAATACTTCCTCTATATTACCTTCATTTACGATGATTGCCAAGCCTTGATTAGCTTTGATTTGGTCGATGTTGTATTTTTGCAACGCTGTGACTTGACCCTTTCCTGCTTTACATTCTATAGCGATAAACCTACCTTTATAGCAAGCAATGATGTCAGGAATACCACTCTTACCATAACCTCCAGTTTGAGGGGAGAAATGATAGCAATTTAGGTCGTCGAGAATTTGTTTTACTTTCTTTTTTACTTTTGCTTCGGGTGTCATGTGTGTCCTTAGTTAGTCGTTCACCTCGTAGTGAATTTAAATCTGTATCGTGTAAGACTATAATATAAAATATAGGTGTTACTTGCCATGCTATGTTCTCTAAGTCTTTCATATCATCAGGGCATATATACAAATCAGGGTCAAATAAAGCCCATGTATCTACTAAATCATCTCCTGTAGGTTTGCCATGTTCTGACTTAGCTTTAGCAAAAGGTAATTTCATTCTAATAAATATTGGTAATGTCTCATCTGTAAATTTCCTTGTATAGTTTTTATCTACGCAAACCACGTAGCTACCATCTTTATGCCACATCGGCACTCTCCAATGTTTCTTGAGAATATGGTGTGGCATAGGGCAATATACTTTCATGTATCCCTTTCTATTTTAATCGTTCTACTAGTTTACCATTAACTGTGATGTCTATGTCCCATTGTGATGATTTAAAGTTTTCTAGATGTGTAAGATATTCTTTACTGAAAGTATCATGTTTAACGTGGATATACTTAGCAAACTTTTTCTTAAACACTCTAATCCAATCACTAGGGTGTGCCATACTACTTAAATAATACCCAACATTAAATGCTTTCATATAAGTATATATAGCTTCCACAGGCTTCTCAAAAAATAGTTTTTCAGCTAATTCAATGGCGTTATCTCGTTGCTCTTTACCCCAATAATAATGATTTCTAGTTTCAGTATTAGTAAAAAGTTCGTTTGTTACTTCCTCTTTGTCTTGATTGAAAGATTCTTTATCCATGCAAGTTATAAAGGCATATGCACCATTAAGTTTATCTTGATAGATATTCATAGCTTCTTTAGATTTCTTTCTATCTACTGTTTTATATGTGGCTAGATATTTTGATGATTCGTGTATTGCCATGGTATCCATGTTGAATCGTATATGTTTAAAGATTGGTATTCTTATATCTACACCATTATCTCTACGCCCATACACAATACCTCCATGACCTACACTTGATTGAAACACGCCATTGGCATAGTGATACGCAGAAAATATCATACGCATACCTTGATGAAAGTTATCAGTCACAATCTCTACTGTGTTGTCTGACCTAATAATTAAATCTATCTTAGCGTTTTTAACATCTTTTTCGTAGTAGCCTGTGGGTTCATAGGTTCTTGCATCAGTATTCCACTTCTCTTTTTCTCGCCACTTTTTAAACTCTTTACTATCCATGCTACCTTTCTTGGCATTAAATTCTTCGGTAGTCATGGTTTCTGTTTGCCACTTATGATAGTAACCTACGTGATACTCTGTCTCGCCATTTACTTCTTTCGGATAAAAGTATTTATAGTTATGGTTTCTATCGCTAAAGGGATACTTATCTATTGTCCCCCTCCAAGGTTTCTGTGTTTCTGTAATACGTTTTAGTCGTTCATATTTTAGTTCGTTATTCATACTTCCTCCCTAGTTCTTCAAAGATTTTCTCAAATGCTTTCGGTTCAAAGTCTAGCTTGTTATGTTCAAACATAGTCTTTCTTCCGTTAGTGTGTTTAACATAGCCTTTCACGATGACGTTACTTACTATAATTTGTTTCTCTTTACTCATCTATTCCCCCTGCTTGTTGAATGACATACTCTAATCTCATGTCAGCTAATAGTTTCTCTAACTGTGGTATTGTTTCTTTGTGTCGTCTAGCATAGTGCCAGTTAATACGATGTGATTCTTTACTTCTAATATTTAGTTTCCATGCTATTTTACTTATCTCATGCATAATTTCATTTCGTTCTTTAGCTAATTCTAATGTTTGTGTTGTATGCACTTTAATTTGCTCTCCTATGTGAACGTTTACTAAACCCATTGATTGTCCAAAGAATATTCTGTCTTTAGTTCGCATCTTAGTCATTTTTCTTAACCACCTTGCCACTTGGTGCTACGAAGTTATTGTTCTGTGTTACAAGCCATAACGTAGGGCATTTAACGTTCCACGTTATCTCTGATTCAAGGTATCCGTCTGTGAATACAATGATTGCTTCGGCTTCCACACGTTGTTTGTTTAGGTGTTCACTCACACATGAAACCATAGTTCCACCCCCACCCTGTGGTTTAAGTAATTCTTTGATGTTGTCATAGTGTTCAGGTAAAAAGACTTGTTCACCATGCACCTCCGTATCCCACCACAACACACGCACTTTACTTGGTGTTGCCACAGAACAAATAGATGCCAGTTCCGATGCAAACTCAGTAAGGGCTACGCTATCAATCGAACCTGATGTATCTATGGCTACCACTAACTCACCTACCGATTCGTTTTCCATACTTGGTAAATAAATATCATTAGCCATCTGACGTTTGTTAAACTTACGCCATGTATATTCATCATTACCTTTGGTTGCACTTGATATAAACTCGCGTAGCACCTCTCGCCAATTCACTTTGGGTTCTAACATATCGCCAATCACGCGAGGAATCTTAGCACCCATACGACCTGCAAGTATGCCACCCTCACGTAAAGCCTTGTCAATCTTGCCTGACATTTCCTTAGCTTCTTCATCAGTCATACTCTGTGCGTTCTCGAAGTCATGCTCATCTAGTGTCTTACCTAGTGATTCACCCTTACCTGAATCCTTGTTTTGTTTCTGTTGTTTCTTCAAGTCTTCATATATTTCACGCACCGACCAATTATGATACTTAGCATCATAGAGACCACCCTCAGGTAAGTGACACAAATCTCTATCGTTCAGATTCATAATCACATCATTGACTGCATAGTCTGTTGCTACGTTGATAGCTTGTGCATTATCCTTAAACTCTTTCTTGAATCTAGGTATATGTTTTAATGCAACGTGTAAGTTCTCATGCAATATCAAACCACGTAACTCTGCATCTGTCAGCTTAGATATAAATTCACGACCATACTTTTTATTAACGCCGTCAGTATATGCCGTTACCTTATCCTCAATGACTGAGTTCTTACCCATGAGCATGACACCTGAATACAATGCCGTCTCACGATGTTTCATTAAGGCTATGTGTGCTTTCTTTAGCCTTGTCTCTTGAGTAATTGCCATGTCTATCCCCTATTAAAATAATTCGTGATTCTCAGTAGCCCACTTAGCTATCTCTGCATTGTTACGTGCTAGCTTGACACCATTCTTACTACGCACCATCATGGTAAAGAATACTGCTTGAATCTCGCTACTCTCAATGCGATTCACAAACTTCATGAACGCTGATAAGTCCTCTTGAGAGGATAGGTTATCCGTCGCTTGGAACATCAACATCAATAATGCAGAAGTCTCTGTCGGCATACTAATATCCATGGGTTTTTCAATGATGTCTTTGAAACGAGGTAATGATTTCTCTACCGATAGGAACGCACTCATATCTGCTGATGCACTCGCACCGATAGTCCCTGCCAACGCACACATGACTGCATTGTCGCCTAGTAAGTCTTTGTAATTCACAATGACTGATGCCTTAGCCAATGAACGTGGTGAACAGAATGATAGGTTCGGCTTACTTGGTTGAAAGATATATGGGTTGTCTGCTTGGTCGCCCTCTGTATAACTTGCCAATGACCTAGGAAACATATACACCCATGCTCTGATTAACGGATTGATTGCATTCTCTGTTGCCCATTTCAACCATGTATCAACATCAGGCTTTTGCATCTTCAATATACATACACGATTGCCTGCATGAGCCAACATACTGTCACCCACTCCGTCACTTGCATTGTTACTTGTTGCAAAAACTATCGATTCACGTGGTAGTGAAACGTCACCTACAGTTCTCTCTAACATAAGACGTGTAAAGATAACTTGCAATAGCTTTGGTGATTTCATAAACTCGTCGAGTAAGATAACCTTAGGCTTTGGTGAATCTAGTTTAAACAATTTACCCACATAACTATCCAACGTCTTTGTATCATGGTTGGGTATCGTCATAGCAATATCACTCATATCTTTCACAGGGCAATCTACATAGATGTAGTCATAGCCATCACCTAAATCTTCCTCTATCATTTTAAGTAATGACGTCTTACCACAACCAGGCTCAGATTGGATTACAGGCGTAAGTTCCTTACCTATCGTGGGTATCAATACTCTTAGTTCATCAATCGTTACATTATTTACTGTGTTTATTGTAGCCATTTACGTCTCCTTAGAATTTAAATTTAGATAAGATGTCATCAACGTCATTCTTTACTCTGTCACGCACCATATCGTTCTCTCTGATTAAATCACTATCTACTCCGTTTAGTGTCCGTTCTAGTCCTAATACTGCACTGCTTAACTTACTACTCACTTCATTATCCACAGGCTTAAAGTCTTTAAACGTATTGCATAAATCTTTAGCTTTCTCCAACGTGGATTCATAAATCTTACGTCGTTTAGTTTTCGTTTCACCTGACTGTGAATCCTTAATTTCATCGACACCACAACAATGACTGATACTTTCCATCACTTCTGTTAAGCGTTCTACTTGCTCATTTAAGATACCAGTTATGATGCCCTCAGCTTGTCTCTCATACTGACCTTTCAAGTCCTCAGCTATGTCGTTACTAATCTGACAACGCCAATCGTGAGCAGGCACTTCGGCTACGTATAGCTTTATCCCAAATTTATTTCTTACCTCACTCGCACTTGGGTAATCATTTTGGTTAAACATATCACCTGCCTTGAAAGCCATGTTCGATACGATAGCTTGGTAGTTGTTTATAAAACTGTCTAGTAACCGATTGAATTCCACTTCGTGGTCATTAAACTCACGCTTGAATTTCTCTAGGTTGATGACAGGTAATATATCTTGTGCATTGTTCCACCTAAACGTGTTACGCTTGAGCCAGTTGTATATCGTCTGTCTATAATTACTAACGCGTTTATGGAATTGGTCATCAGCTAAGAGATTCTTAACAAATCTACCTGCACTACTCTCGGCTTTCTTAGCTTGTGTTACCTCGTCACTAATCCCTCTGTCTTGCTTTGTTGCTGACCACACATTGACATCGACTGATACTAATACTGCTGACGTTGCCAACGATATGATATGGTTCGGTTGTTGCATCTCAAACTTCAAGACGTTTGCTTCCATGTCTATCTCCTTATGTTGTTGTTCACGTTGTCGTGAATTTAATATTAACTATCATCTATAACTTTCTTACCCCATGTCTATACAGTATAGCATAACTTGACATATAAACATACGACTTGGGATAAACTATATAAGTATGTCTATACTCCTACTTACAGTCATAATACTCCACGGGTCAAAGCCACTACCACGTTCCTCGATGTCCTCCATTTCCTCACCGATTCTAGTGAATGAGCATGACACAGGGTTTTCCATACCTTGCTTACTATCATACAAATTAGCATACTCCTCCATGATTTCATACAATCTTTCATGACACTTAACATCTTCATAGTCGTCATACCACTTCACATCATCAGCATGAAACACTATAGTTCTAGCTTCTTTGTTTATGACTAATTCATCATTTATGTTATTGGTATCATCAAAACATTTCTTAGCCATTTCATCACTCTGCATCTCGGTGAGCATAAGTAAGAATATCCCATCAGCACTTATCTTTTTATCTTCCTCTGATGCATCATCATTCCATAATATTTCATCAACCTTGATACCATACGCTACTTCACTTCGATAGCCCATGTTATTTGTCCTCCACAGCTCTCAAGCGTTTAGAATAATAGATAGCATCTTGTATAGCTTGCCACTCAAACATATTCTTATTCTTAGCTATCTCAATTAACTGCTCATCTTCTAATTGTTTCTGTTGCCATGCCATATCCATTTCATTCTGTTCTATCTGTTGCTCTTGTTCCTGTCTTATTGATTCGCCTACTCTACTCATTTTAATTCTCCCTCATCTAAGTTATCGTGTGATTCACCATTAAGTGAACGGATATAATGCAAGAGTTCCCTACATACCTCATACCTCCCATGCACTATGTCCTCCGTTCCATCTGTTATTTCCTCTAACCCATTGACTACTTCGGCGTCATGTTTCAACTCGTCTACGAGCCATCGCGTGATGTTATCAACCATGCCTTTATACTTTAGTGGTCTCGCCATGATTAGTCCTCACACGTTCCGTTGATACATTGTTTAGCTTCAAGGATTTCTTTTTCTAGTTCCTCAACTGCTTTGTTGTTTAATACTTCATAGGCATACTCTTTAGTTTCTGAATACACCTCGCCCTCGATGACATCTAACTTGCATAGTAACCCTTTGTCTGCCACGTGGTCTTTGATAACTGATGCGATGTATGTCTCGCCTGTTATATCCTCACCCCATGATTCAATGTCGTTTAACTTAGCTTTTGGTATGCCTACCTCGGCTACTACTGTAAATTTAATATAATCTGCCATGCTATTCTCCTTGTTTAATGTCTACTGTATGAATTTGCCCTGCTTGCTCTTGCCATAACTCAGGGTGTCTTAGTGCTTCTACTTCTGCTTCCTTACTACTATGTGCAGAGACGTGAACCTCATACACAATGCTTTCTTCCAACTTAACTATATAGTTCTTCATGATAACGTGACCTCCTATTGTTGTGCCTTGCTTATTGTAAGTCCTACTAACCCACCTTGCCATATAACTTCTTTCATGTCGTCGGTGTTATACCATACATGAATTTCACCACTCGGTCTACCCTGTGATTGATGCCTTGTTGTTGAACGTGAATATTTATCCTTGTTGCCTATCCACTTCTGTTCTTTAGCATCATATACATACATAGGGAAGTGTGAACCATAACTATAAACTGCATACACTTGGTTATCATTCACTCTACCTCCTCCCTGTGGTATCCACTTACCAAACATATTGCTACCTTGAAACTCTTTAAACCCATTTACATAATCTCTTGCCTTGTTATTACTTACTCTCATTCTCGTCTCCTTTAATTATCTTTATCGACAACTTCAATCTCAACTCTGAACCCTACATCTTCTAGCCACGTGATAATCTCACTCTGCACTAGCTTGGCATCAATGTAGTTCAACTCCTCATCTCCGTTATCTTGCCATTCATCTACGTGTGAAGTGTTAAAGTCATACTCCAAGTTCATCGTTACCTTATACTTCTTGGTTGCTATCATGCTGTTCTCCTTATCACTTCAACCATATACATCTTTTTTAATTGCCTTGTTGTCATCTCTTGCAATTTTCTTAACTCGTCTTGCCTTACTGCCATGACCATCACATACTCGTCACATATCCAATGGTATAACTTTTTAATCATATCCTCTCTACTCATCATTCACCTCCCTTATGTCATCATCACCAAAGTATTCCTTTGCTATGGGTTCTACCTCACCTAATGCTATCATCTCATAGGCTTCTTCCTCATTCTCTGCCTCAACCTCGTATAGCTCTGTCGATTGCATACTCACTAAATACTTCTTTATCATTTCACTATCCCTCCCTTGTTGTTAAGACCTTGTAAGTCTAGTTTGTTTGTGATTACCATGTAATTGCTTTTGTGCATAGGTGCTATGGTGTGTTTTGTTTTTCTTGCATCTACCTCGCCACACTTTAAACACGTGGTATAACCCAACGCCCATCTTTGGTGCAATACATGGTCGCCACACTTATTACATAGATTTTTATACTCCATGTTAAACCCTCCCTAATTTGCGTAGTATGCCAACGCCTGACACATGGTTAATGAAATAAACTAACGATAAGAATGAACCCTGCAACACCCCATGCAATAACCTCTGTAATAATAAGTCTACGAAGTCTTGTTTTTGGTATGGTTACGTATTGGCTCATGGTTACCTCTCTGTTATAACTTGACATATAATCTTGTAGCTTTTTGTTCTTGCTGTGGTCTGTGTAGTTCATGTTGCTATCTCCTTTGTTAGTTTGTCGTTCACGTTGCCGTGAATTTGGTTAAAGTTTTGTATGTGTAGATAGTATGACGTATTATTTTCTCTCCCCACATAACTACCATTATACTATAACTTGACTTATAAACCTATAACTATACATATCTTTTTTACTTTTAGCTGTTCTACGTGTTCTAGGGTTTGTTCTAGTTTTTACTTGACATATAGAACAGGATTTGGTTTGGGTTGAGTGATTTTGGTTTGGTTTAAGTCTTTGTTTTTATTTATTTATTTATTATTTATTATTATTATTATATTAGTATAGTTCTATGCTTGTTCTAATGTTCTAGCGTTTTTAACATATGCCTTCCTCGCGACGAATTTTTTAGTTTAGAACAGATTGCACTGCGAAAAAGGTCGCCTTGTCTTCACAAAGTTCAAAACCTACCTATACCTAAAAAACCTTAGAACACTAGAACAAACCATATAAATCAAACACTTAGTATAGAACAAGATTAGAACAATTTAGAACAAGACTTAGAACAACTTAGAACAACTTGGAACAACTCTATGGCTTATTACACTCATACACGATACATCAACTAAGAAACAAATTCACGACTACGTGAATGGCTAAATAAACTTCTTGACCACACGACTACGCGACAACGACGTCGACGACACAGAACTGGTATCAATGTGGCTAGGGATATAATTAAACGATGTGTCCAACCTCCGCAGGCTACGCAAGCGCCCGCTCGCTATGTAACTGGTTTCAAAAATTTAGGCCAAAAAAAAGGAGGCCCGAAGGCCTCCCTAGATTTACTACGCAACCCATTTACGATTAAATTCTGAAATCGCTGTTATGAGTTTCTTTTCGTTCGCGCTGTCATCACCACGCGCCTTTGCATTAGCGCACTTCTTTTTAAGGCCATCAAGGGTTTCTTTGACAGTTTCGGCAAAGGTTCGCGTTGCACCACGTTCGCGCGGTTTACCCTCGTTCTTTAAGGCCTTAATTGCTTTTTTAAGATCATTCAAGCGGTTGCTACAATATTTGCTTACTTGATCACGCTCGGCCTTGATTAAAGAATGTAATTGCGGATTGCTAGTTCTTAACGCGCCGAAGGCCTGCGGTGTATAGGCCATGAT